CGTGTTGCCATATACCAGTGAGATGGCCGCGCGAGAGATCTGCCCTGGCGACTGGACCGGGGACGTGTGGAAGGTCTTCTACGAGCTGCGCCGGGAGACTGACTATGTACTCCAGATGGTTGATACTTCACCTACCGGCACACTAGTGGTTACGGGATTCGATGATCATGATCCGGATTCGTTTCATCGTGACATTGGTCAGATTGGACTAAATGCGCCGGTCTTCCCGGAAGTACTGGATCGTCGGCACGCGTGGAGCGCGCCTGCCGTTATCGAAAACCTGAAAGACAGGGGATTTGGGAAATGAGAATCGCGGTAACGGGTGGCGGAGGCTTCCTAGGACAAGCCGTCATGTTGGCCGGATCGATCGCAGGGCATGAGATGCTCTCTTTCGATAAGGCAAATGGCTTTGACGTGCTCGGCCAGCTGGACCAGCTTCACGACTTCAAGCCGGACAGCGTCATCCATATGGCTGGCGTGCTCGGCACCCATGAACTTTTCGACACTCCAGCCATGGCGATTGACGTGAACATTCACGGCACGCTGAGGATCCTGGAGAGCTGCCGTGTGATGAAATCTGGCTACGTAGGCATGAGCTTGCCGCCTGTCTTCCCGTCCATCTACACGGCCACCAAGCTCTGCACGGACCACCTCGCGACGGCATACCACCACACTTACGGCGTTCCTACAGCGAAGGTGCGTGCCTTCAACGCTTTCGGCCCTGGCCAGAAGTTCGGCGCAGGCCATCCGCAGAAGATCATTCCGACGTTTTCGGTATACAGCTGGGCACGTAAGCCCATCCCGATTTGGGGCGACGGCGAACAGTGCGTGGACCTGATTGACGCTGCGCAGGTCGCTCGCGTGCTCATCGAGGCAACCGGCGTCAAGGATGACGCGATGATCGACGCTGGCTCTGGCGTGAGCGTGACTGTCAACGAGGTTGCGAATTACGTCAACGCTGTTACTGGTTCACTGGTCGGCGTGGAGTACTTGCCGATGCGCCGTGGTGAAATCCCCACGGAAATCGTTGCGCTGGGCCAAGGCTGGGACAGGCTCTCATTCCAGCCGTCGTTCAATGACGAATTCCTGAAGCAGACGATTTGGTCCTACCAAAGCCATCCGGCAGTCATCAACGGTGAGCTGTGAAGGTAGCCATTGTCAGCGCGATCTATGGGGAGTACGAATACCCCAAGCCAATACCACCCGAGCTGATAGACATCGATGTAGTCGCCTACATGTATTCGGACTCCGAGCGCGTCTGTCATGAAGCAGCGGAAAATGGCTGGTTCAGCATCTTGGACGAGATGACGGACATTCCGACACCCATGCTCCGAGCCAAGTACTGGAAGACCCATCCGACCAGCGCGGCACCATTCCGTGACGCGTCAATCTGGCTGGATGGGTCAATGCTCATCACGGTACCGGGAGAGGTCTTCGTTGCCAACTGCCTCGCAGCCCTGGGCAAAGATGACATCGCGTTTACCCCTCACCCGCTGCGGACCTGCATTCTTCCCGAGGCCAGCGTGACCGCGGCGCTCGCGCGCTACGCGGATTGCGACCCAATGAAGCAGGTTCACTTTTACCGTGATGTCGTTGGCCACCCTGCCAACGGCGGGCTCATGGCCAGCGGCGCGTTCACCGTTCGGCACGGCGACAACACCAAGCGGTGGGGCGAGTTGTGGTGGGACGAGTGTAATAACTGGACCTACCAGGACCAGCTCTCTTTGCCGGTCATTACCCGGCTCATGACGATGGAAGGGAATCTGAAATGGAATATGAACATGCCATGGGCGCAGTGGTGGGGGATAGCGGAGCATGGGCGGTAGATCGGGATCCGAAGTACCAGCTTGACCTTGAAGCACGAGCGCAGATAATTGCACTCCGGAATGTGCTGGCTGTGCGCGAGGAAGAGCTTCTTTCGCTCAAAGGGCCGTGCAGGAACAAAACCTGCCGACTTCACTACGCACATTCGGGGCCATGTGATGAGCGAATTTGATCCTGGAATCACCGTCGTCATCCCAAGCATTCCGCCACGGCGTGACCTGCTCAAACGCGCCATCAATTCGGCCATAGACCAGATCTACCCAGCGGCAGCCATATCCGTTGCCGTAGACGTGGAGCGTAAAGGTGCCTGGCACACGCGTAATCGTGCACTTGCAGGTGTACGCACAGAGTGGACCGCCTTCCTCGACGATGATGACGAGTTCCTCCCCGAACACCTCAACGTCCTTCATAATCATGTTGTCAACTTCGGCGCGGATATGGCGTACTCGTGGTTCAACACGGTTCCTTTCGGTGGTGACCCGTTCCCTGCTTGGTTCGCCGATGCGCCGTGGAATCCGGAAGAGCCTCGTCACACAACGATCGTCATGCTTGTTAAAACTCGACTTGCGCAGGAGATCGGCTTTACATCGCCTGTCGAGGCAGATCCTTATGGCAACGAAGATTGGCGGTTCATACTTGAGCTGAACCGGCGCGGGAAGATCGTTCATGCGCCAGCGCGAACCTGGTTGTGGCACCACGACAGCGGAAATACAAGTGGGAGGCCAGACCGATGGTAGAAATTCCGAAGATCGGGCAAGGCGATGGCCCATGCCAGAGCTGCAAACAGCCGTATCTGGATTGGCATTGTGATAACGCGTTTTGGAACAACGTCATCGCAGAGTGGAAAGACGTCCCGTTTTCTGCTGGCGATCCAGGCGCGATCCTCTGTTTCACCTGCTTCGGTGTGATCGCCTATCGGCAAGGGTGGGATCTTATGGGATTCACTATGTCGCCTCAATGGAGGTGGCAGCGTCGATGAAGATCTACGTATTTCCTGCCGATATGACCGGATGTGGCTATTACCGCCTGGTTTGGCCCTCAGAAGCGCTGATCAAAAAGGGGCATGACGTCACCGTTGTGCCTCCTCACCAACGCGACAACATGATGCAGGCAACTTTGCGCAACGGCGTCGTGACCAGCGTGAAGATCCCGTCTGACGCAGATGTGCTGGTGCTGCAACGGGTCACTCACCGGTACCTCGCGCAGGCCATCAAGGTGATTCGCCAAAGTGGCGTTGCTGTGGTCGTGGACATGGACGACGATCTGACCTGCATCCACCCTTCAAATCCGGCGTTCAACGCGCTGCACCCGGTGAACGGGAACGTGGACCACAGCTGGCAAAACACGCTGGCAGCCTGTGATAACGCCACGCTGGTCACGGTCTCCACACCCGCGCTGGCGACACGTTATGGTCGCAAGACACCAGCTCACGTCCTGTACAACATGGTTCCCGAGCGCATGCTAGACGTTCCGCACATCGACTCAGACGTTGTCGGGTGGGGTGGAGCGGTCTTCAGTCACCCGACAGATCTCCAAGAGCTAGGACCATCCATTGCGACCCTTCTGCGGGACGGTGGAGCGTTTAAAATAGCTGGCCCTATAGACGGGGTGCATCGGGCTCTTGGACTGCCCAGTGAAGCTCCTGTGGCGACTACGGGGGTAATCACCGATATCACGGCATGGCCCCTGGCGATCAACTCGCTAGGCATCGGCGTGGCACCGCTGGCGGATTCTCGTTTCAATAATGCGAAGAGTTGGCTGAAGATGGCGGAGTACGCCGCGGTGGGCGTGCCTTGTATCGGGTCGCCACGTGAGGAATATCGGCGTCTGAACCGTAAAGGGATTGGCTTGGTGGCCAAGAACCCGACCGAATGGACCAAGCAGATACGCCGCTTGCGCAACTCGCAGAGCTTGCGAGAAGATCTTTCGTTTAACGGACGGGCGGTCATGGAGACCTTGACGATCGAAGACAATGCCGAGCTATGGGTTGAAGCTTGGACTGAAGCTCTTATACGTGACCGCGTTGGTCGTAACCCATTGGTGCGTAACGGCATTTAATGCCAAGACATCCCGCATGAAAGACAAATTTGCACATCGTTGCCCTGAAAAAGACTGTTAGCACCACACGCAGGACATGAGGCGCGTTGTCCGCCACGGCGGGCGGCGCGCCTATCTGCTTCGCTGGTTCCACCCCACACGCCTGCCTCTTCATTCTCAATGGCCCATTCCCGGCACGTGTTGATGACTGGGCACTGGTAGCAGAACGCCTTGGCAGTTTCTTCATTTCCCTCTTCGTAAAAGATATCTGGGTTGGCCTGCATGATCGAACAAAAACCTTTGACCATCCACTTGAGCTGCGCAATATCAATCATGTCATCCTCATTTTCTGTAGTCTAAAGCAAATTAGGCACCCGACCAAAGTCGGATGCCTAATTTAACTGCTGGTCAGCTAGCCCGCGCCAGCACCTGAGCGGCTACATCGTTGATGGCCTTGTGGGTGTTGCCCGCAAGAGCGCCAAGGAAGCGAGACTCCGCGGTTCCGCCCTGGCGGTACCAGTCGAACTGCTCGCTCACCGCGTTGACCAAACCCCATCCTGTACCGGCGTAGCCGACTGTGGGAGAGGTCGTCCAGAGATCCATGATCTGGCCGATACGCTCAGCGTACTGGCGCTCAACCCGCTCCGTCTTGCCCTTGGGCTGCGGGATCACGATCTTCAAGATGTCGTGCGCTGTGTCTTTCTCGATGTGCGTGGAAGCCATCTTGTCAACCAGCTCCACGAAACGCTCACTGTACTTGCTCATCCGGGCAACCGTGTTGGTGGCCTCGGCGAGCCGCTCCTTCATACTCTTGAGGTGCTTGATGCTCCAGCGCTGATCCACGCCCTTTATGAAGGACTTGAGCGTGAGCTGGTTCATGCACTTGCCCCGGAGCATCATCACTGACAGCTCCACGGCCCTGGTGCAGTCGTGGCTGGTGCGGAGCACCGCGTACATCTGATGTGGGTCCTCACCGTCGAGCACGTTCACCGTCTGGCCGGTCTCTACGACCATGAAGCCCTGCTTGCGGTCGCGCAAGTTGCCAGCGGCAACGAAGTGCGGGTTGATCGCGTCCATAAATCCGAACGCCTCGCCGTAGTTCAGGATGTTGTACCGGTCACCCGATGCGAAACCCATGAACTGCTCGTTGTCGTCACAGACAACGGCTTTACGGTTGGGGATTGCTTCAAGGTTGTCTGCTCCACTGGTGAAGTAGACATCCCGGAGAGAAACCGTGAAGTTCATTCCGCCCTTCTCCGCGGCCTCGGCTGCAGTCTGGGGGCGTTCCACCAGCTCACCCAGCTTCATCCACGGGGCGGTGCGGGTGCTGAACATCTGGTCCTGTGACATCTCATTCTCCTTCTCGTTGTTTCCTTATGACGATAGCTTAGCACCTTCGTCACGGTAATGCAAATCGGGCCTCCCATGGGGGTGGGAAGCCCGAAAATCCCTGGTCAAAGCTTGCCCGCATTCGACGGAGGGAATAGCCTTCGCGCAGCGTAGGCCACTGCCGACTGTAGCACCGTTTTGATGAGCAGCAAACCGAGCGCCCGCCAATAATTGGCGGTCCACTCAATACTGGTGAAGGCCGTGGTGAGGACGACCAGGACGAAAGCCGAGACGTCCAGGAACAACCCCCACATGAACGAACGAATCGCTCAGATGCGGGCATCCTTCGCGGCGATTCGCTCGTTCTGCAGCTTGAGAAAGTCGCTAGTCGGAGTCACCCAAACCACTACTTCGTCCCACCGTCCAGGAAGATGCTGCGTACAACATCTTCGATCTTGGGGCCGAGCTTTTCGACGATGCGATCAATGTCCGCGTCGGATATCTCGACAACATCGGGCTTTTCGACGGTCGCCTGCAGCTTGACCAGAGCTTCCTTGAGCCTGTTGGGTTCGTGAACCGGTTTCCCGCCGTTGAACTGCGGGGTGTAGACCGCTTCGTCCTTCATACCAAGCGCAGCGTCCAGCCGGTAGGTATCGGCTAGCGCAGTGTCTTTGTCGTTGGCGTCCAACTCCATCGCCTCCAAGGCTGGCAAGATCCACGGTGAGACGTTTTCGTCTGCGTCGGCTTCGCCGGAAGCATGAACGTGGTCTGTGTGTGGATCGTCGTTGTTGGGAACTGGCACCCAGTTGTTCTTCCGGTGCCACTGCTGGTAGAAATAATTGACGTAGATAAGACGACTTTGATTGGCTCCGTGGCTGGTCAGGTCTTTGACCAGCGCCCACCCGTGGTCAGCGCTGAAGTCCGGCCCAAGCATAAAGTCAAGAGCACGATGTTCCGGCGTGCTGTCCGCGTCCTGGTCCTCGGCTTTCACGCCTGACGTGTCGTCTTCGTTATGTCCGGATGTGGACTGTTGGTGGTCTTTGTCACCGATGCCGTAAATGACGGTTTTCGAGCGCACGGCTAGGACGTTATCGGTAAGAACCTGCATGCCATGGGCGCGCATTAGTCCTCCTCTGCCGTCTCTGCAGTTTCAATTGGCTCGTCGTCGTCGTCGTCGTCGTCGTCATCAATTGCGTCGGGCTCAACGGTAGCTTCACCGGGCATCGAGATGATCTCGAACTGGGGATCGCTGTCAAATCCGCTCATGGTTTCCTCCTTCCACCAGTGTCTAGGGTTGGAGCACGTTAATCAACACGTTGATGATAGCCGTGAACACGCCAAGAGCAGCAACGCTCGCGCCGATGGCGGTCCAGACGGCTTTGGGCTCCACGTACCGGCGCTGTTCAAGAAGCCGGATCCGGTCCTCGTGGTCCCGTTCTCGCTGGATCATCTCTTCGCGTAGACGCTGAGTTTCCAGCCGCTGGGTTTCCTCGCGGATGGTGGCTACTTGAATGAAGCTTTCCATCCGTCCGCGCAGGTCAGCGAGGGTGAAATATAGTTGATCGTAGTTAGCAAAATGGCCGGGTATACCCCGGCCATCTGCCGCGCTGGTGGTCATGTCGGCTACTCAGGCGAACTGAATACCGCAGCAGGGATGAAAGCTGGCTGTTCGTCAACGGGCGCAAGCTCCACGACTGGCTTGACGATCCTGCGATTGGACCAGAAATGCTGCTTGCTGACGATGTACACGCGGGAGATCCGCTTGGCCAGCGATAACCGCCGAAGACTGGTGTAGACCTTGACGGCTGGCACGCCGGTGCCCGCGGCGATCTCGTACTTGGTGACAGCACGGTCTGAGCCAGCTATAGCCTGAAAAATCAGCTCATCCCGGTCGATAACTTCCTGCGTTCGTGGTCGGCCACGAGCGCGCTTGGGCTCAGCCATGATTACTTCCTTAGATCGCTGAATATACGAATGACGTGCATGTTTAGCATATAGTACGGCCCGCCACGGGGGAAGCGTGACGGGCCGTTTGCCGTGCTCAGCGCCTTTTGCGAGGCACCACTCCTTTAAAAGGCGGGCACAGGCGGGGGTGCTGTCGTCGGTTCTGCGCCAACAGAATCCGGGACAGCTTCAGTGCTCTGAACCGTCGCATTGAGGGCTGCACCCTGCGCACCCGCGAGGGGTGAGCTGTTGAAGCTGCTGGGTGACGGGCTTCCCAAAGGGCTGCTACCCACCGAGCTGCCGATGCTGGTACCGAGGCCTGCCACGAACGCGCCGCCACCGTGGCCACCGAGCGCAGGCTTGTACCCCTTGATTTCCTCGCGCTCAGTACCCTGCCAGACACCCTTACCAACGACAGCGATCGCCTTGCGCCCGTCCAGGGCTTGCGCGATGGCTGTAGGTGGCTGGCCTGCGATGCTGGCGAAGAACGCGGCGTCCAGGCCGAACACAGCGAGCTGGGTGAAGAACATACGCATTGCGCCGGGGGACTCCGGGCTGATCACGAAGTTGGTGAAGAGCGCGCGGCCCGCATAGGTGCCGGACTCGATCTTGAACTTCGCTTTGATCATGTCTTTACCGTTGGCGGACTTGACCGCGTCCGAAGCGACGACCATGACGGGAAATTCACCTTCAAGAACGATGGTGGCTTCCTGCTGCATTTCCGCCCAGTTGTAGGTGGAATCATCCCAGCTCATTGTGTTTTCTCCTGTGTGTTTTGTGCGATGGTGTTGGGGAAGATGTGATTCATGATGTGTGTGAAGTGCGGGTTGTCGATGATGTCTGGCAAACGCCCTTGAACACGCTCGCCCACAATATGCGCGGGGGAGACGCCAGCGCCAATCAGAAGCTTTTTCGTCTTGATGGGTGCCTGATCGCCGTTGGGCTTCATCTCCGTAAAGAGAAACCCGCACACGTCCACCCAGTAGGGCAGGGTGTCACGGATGGCTCCTTGCATGTTCGGACGCCAGCGGCCGTCTTTCATGACGGTCTCCGCGTTGAACAGGGTAAAGCGGACCGAGTTCGGAAGCAGGGTGAGGTCACGGAAACCGCGAATCACACCATCCATCCGTTCGAGCAGATCACCCCACTGCTGGTACTCCATCTTGGCTGTTGCGCCGCGGATGTTCTGCTTGCAGCGGCGCTGAATTTCCGTGATGGAGTCAAGAACGATAGAGACGAAGTCGTGATCGCTTTCGCGTAGCTGGCGATAGCAGGCTTCCATAGTCTCCCAGCGGTCGATGTGCACGCGGCACACCTCCCACTCTCCGTTATGGCGAGGAATGGCTTCCCGCAACGGATCCCAGCGGATGGTG